TAACACGTTTTGCACCATAGGTAAGTTTGTCGGTATCATATTCATTGATGCGTCTTTTTTCCAGTTCGCCGTCGCTGTTGCTAAAAACGATTGCCTTTATGTTTAATTTTTTCATGCGGAGAGTACAGTGAAAACATGGCGCGGATTCAGCCAAGTCCCCGCTTCGCGAACGCCTGACAATATAAAGAACCAGTTTTTGAACAACCTTTGGAGACAATTCCATAATACAAAGTTTATGTAAAACATCTATTTCAGCATGAGCGCTACAACATTTGCGAAAATGAAGCAAGCCGTCTTTCGAATGACATCGAATATTGTTATAACCCTTTGCAAGAACTTTCCCGTTTAAAACGGCAATACATCCATGTTGCATAAGAAGAGTCGACTTGGATGCTTCTTCCAGCGCAATGCTTGCGAATCTCTGGTCTTTATTACTGATGTGTCGATGGGGATACACCTGCGCGGTGGGCAATTCTGCGTGAGATGACGAATGCGAAGCACAGCTTTTAAATTTTTCGTGGATAGGGGAAGCGGTGTTCTCTTCGGTTTTCTTATAGGAATACATTGTTATGGTCATGTGTATGTTTACGTCTATGGTTATGGTTATGGTTATATTTATCGTTGATATAGTTGTTACAATTTTTGTTATATCTTACACTATATAACAAAAAAAGGTTCAATTTCTTTTTTAAATAATATATAAATGTTATTTAAAAATAAACGAAACGAAACGAAACGAAACGAAACGAAACGAAACGAAACCAAAAAGTTCAACTAATCTTCTTGGAAGGAGTCTCATTTGAAATGAGGTAAATAGAGTTCTCGGTTACAATAATATACTCAGTCTCAACTTTGTAAATATTTGCAATAGGGCTTGTGTACTCATCTTCACTTTTTACTAAAAGCTTTTCGCCAGATTCGCGAACACCAATGATAATAGACTTATCAAGAGAAGCGGTCCAGTAATCCATCATAACGGGTTTATCCTGAACAATCGCTAATTTGCAGCTATGTTGCAAGCAAATATTAGATGGAAGACGGTAAGCTGACTCGCCAGATTTTCCGCCAGAAGAAGAAGAAACTTGAGATTGACCTCCAGATTGCTGATTTTGATTCGCCGAACTCATATTATATAATTAACAAATTTAATAATCTTTAAATACTTATTAATAAAAAAACATATATTATTTAATTAAAACTAAGTTAAATAAAACAAAAGTCAAATAAAAGTTTTATGTAGTTTTAATTATATTGACTTGGTTTTATATAAGTGAGCTAAATATCTTCAACGACGTTAATAACTTTGCGACGTAGTTTTATATTTTGTTTTTTGGGCTGAAGAGTATTCAAATGACTTCCTATTTCGTGGTATTCTTCTTCTAGTAATTTTTTAAGAAAGTCATATATACTATGCAGTACGTGTTCTCCGCATCGACCCACAATAAGTACGCTTCCTGTTCGAAAAATCATAAACGATATTTCGGATGCTTTATGAATTTCATTTGCCGGAGGATGTTGTCCTGTTTGATGTTCTAAACCCGGAATATAGTAAAACTTGCTTTGAATACCCGGATAAGAACATGCGTCGTAGTTGCTATTTATACGATATTTGTATTTAAGGATATTGTATAATTTGTCACGGTTAATATAGTAGCCACAGTTGAAGTTGGAGTTAATAAGAACAGTTTCACATTTATCGGGGATAAAGTCAATATTCGGACCCACGATGGGTTTTAGAATACTTATAAGAAGTCTTAAAACTTGACTAAGCGACTCATCCGTTTGAATCCCCGGGATTTCAAGCTTACCCGTATTGAATACTTTGATATGCATTTCCTTGAAACCGTCGCCTGAATGGTCGCGTATTCGCATAATAAGCACAAAACAGTTGAAAAATGCACGTTTTAATTTACAACGATAGTTCAAAATATCTTTTTTACAAAGACCGACATTTATTTTGAGCTGAACTTTAAACTTGATTCTCCCTTCTGGGTTGTCGATATGTTCTATTTCTTGTTCTTGGTAATATTTTTCATTTTTTAACAACTCTCGTATTTCCTCCAACTCTTTCGGATCCGTCGTAGAAACTTTAATCTGTTTTTTAATAATACACTCACTTGGTGTCGAATATTCTGAAATTGGAATACTCCAAAACACTTTTTTGATGTCAATCGGTTGATTCAAATACGATATCTTTGTTTTAGTTGATATGTATATTTTACTGCAAACCGGTTGCTGTTTTGTTTTATGTAGTGCAGCATCGGTTTCTATACCTGCATCATGAATTATTTCATCATCGAGTCCATCAAGACCATCAATATCAACACCATCAACACCATCAACATCGCTAAAGTCATCCGCATCCGCTATATCGCTATTGCCTCCGTCTCCACCTTTCGCAGTTCTAGTATTTTTTTTCCGAGGAATAACATTCTCTACACTTTTCAGCGATGATACATTTATTGATTTTTTCGATTTTTTTGAACTAGATATAGGGGCAGTACTATCACTCGACTTTAAAACATGATTTTTTGTATCGTGCGTGTCAATAATTTCCGTATATGAAGTCATCGTCGAATCCATCGTTTTTTGATACGAATTTGTAACATTATTTTTAGCACTATTTTTCTCGTTTGACAGGATAATGGCTCCTTGAGTCAAGAAACTCTCCCAATCATCGTCCACTGCTGACATAACGATTTTTCTTTTAAAAAGTTACGTGTCTCTATTTATTTCTATTATTTTCTTTAAGTTATTTCAATTATATATTTTATAAAAACAATATAAAGACGTATATATGTGGATGCACGAATGAGCAAAACTATTGCGCTGTCTCTTGTGTAAAAAATATTTTTAGTTTACAAACAATATAGTTTAACAAGTGCTCTGTTTTACAATCTTGAACGTGCATAATATTTTCAATATGGGATAAAAATTCATGTGTTATATTATAATTTCGTATAATATAGTTCAAGTAATTTTTTATTATATTTTTTGGTTCTATATTATATTCTCTGCTTATCTTGTTGATTTTTTTGAGTATAGATTCTATTTTCTTGTTTGTCGTGTTGGTCGTGTTGGTCGCGTTGGTCGTGTTGGTTGTGTTCGATGTTTTTTTTGTATTTTTTTTTAAATATTTTGTCAACTGAACCCATAACTCATTTTTTATAATTTTACACTCATGGATGAGGTCTTGGTTTGACTGCATATAATTTATCATGCTTCTAATATCAGACATAAAATGTTTTTGGATGGATACTAATGTGTCGTCTTTAATTTTAAGATTTTCATTCTGATTTATTTTTTGTAAAAATTTCAGTATATCATTTTCCGGAAGTTGATTAAAACGCATTCGTACAAATTCCGTTTGAAGGGATTCGTCGATGCGACTAATATAGTTACAAATAAGACAAAAACGTACATTAAAATTATTATTATAGTTATTCAATAAATATCGAAGCGCTATTTGCGCCGTCTTTGTCATATAATCTACTTCATCCAGAATTACAAATTTCATACCATCTCCAAACAAAGACTTCGAATTTACAAAACTGTTTATTTGGTTTCGGATAATATCGATTCCTCTTTCATCGGAAGCATTCAAATGAATCATTAGTCCTTTATTTTTAAGATTCATCTTTTCCTGATAAACATTTACTAAATTAATAATCGTCGTCGTTTTCCCTGTACCCGGTGGACCATAAAATAATAAGTTAGGAAAATAATTATTGTCTATTATATTTTTCAGTAGTGTTTTATTCAATGGGTCTAAAACAATATCCTCAAAACAGGATGGTCTATATTTCTCTACCCACGGCGTAGAGTTTTTGAAAAAATCACTACTATTTGTCCCTGTGCTACATGTTCCTGTGTTATTTACATCTACGTCACTTGACGCTAGTGTATTTGCACTTTTATTGCTAGATACAAGATTTATATCTGAACTTATTATTATATTTTCTACTACATCATATGCATTCTTTTTATCAATGTATATGTCATTTTTGTCATTTTTGTCATTTTTGTCATTTTTGTCATTTTTGTCAATCTTTTTATAAAACGAATATAACGTCTTACACGCGTTATGAGACTTACTTGTAGTATCAATATCACTACCACCGTCGGCATCCACGTCAACATAGTCTCTACACGATATAAGTTTGTCAGTTTTGAGTACACATGCCATATTTTTAATTATATTTATATTTGTTTATTTTTTAGTTTTAATAAGTTTTTTTTACAAATATAATTGAAACAGTATATTATATATAAATGAACAATACAGACTTATCAAATAGTTGTTCGTTTATAACATCACAAAACACACAAAGTGCAAAAATGAGTGTTTCATCGTGTGCGCCTTCCTCCAATAATGTAACTGCGAAAGTAAATAACGAAGGATATTTAGAGTTAATTCTTGGTCCAATGTTTTCAGGTAAAACGTCGACATTGAAAAAAATATATGACCAATGCATGTACTGCAATATTCCCATTATGGTGATTAACTATGAAGCAGACAATCGGTATTGCGATGCTTCTTTCATGTCAACTCATGACAGAGTAATGATTCCGTGTATCAAGGGAACATCCATTTTAGAAATCTTGGAAAAAAACAAAGAAAAAGTAAGCGAATCAGAAGTTATCCTTATTAACGAAGGGCAGTTTTTCGAGGATATACATAGCGTCATTCATCTTGTCGAAAACTTGCACAAACGTGTATATATTTGCGGACTAGACGGCGACTTTAAGAAAAACAAAATCGGTTCTTTGCTCGACTTAATACCTCACTGCGACAATGTGTATAAACTTAAGTCGCTATGTAGCGAATGTCGCGATGGCAAGTCGGGGCTCTTCAGTTACAGAATTACTGACGAAATAGAGCAAGTGGTAATCGGTGTAGAAAACTATAAACCGGTTTGTCGTGCATGCTTTGAAAGACTGTCGAATGCTAAGAATTGAAATAAAACATATATTAAAACTATTTAAATTTGTCTTTTTATTTATTGTATATATCGTTTAATATGGATTCTATCATTACCATTAACACAACAGGTAAACCCGACAATACAACTATGAACGAAGATAGTAGTAATCAAAATTCTATAAATACAGTAAACCAAGCAGTTGTTATTGAAAAGAAAAAAAGAGGAAGAAAAAAAACGATAAAGACTGACATCGTTTTGTCGAATGATGACGCGGCGACAACTACAGTCGTTACTGAAAATACTGAAAAAAAAATAAGAAAGAAAAGAAGTAAAAAGAATACAGGGAATACTGTTATGACAAATATAGTAGGAACTGGTAGTAGCAGTAATAGTAACTCAAATGAGAAAAGTGATGCATGTGATGAAAACGAGAAAAGCGATACATGCGATGGAAATGAGACAAATGATACATACGAGGAAAATGCAAAGGTAGAAGTAGTTTCAGGTGTAAAAGTTAGAAAACGCCGAGTATGCAAGTCTAAAAATATAGACGCAAATAAGGACGCAAATAAGGACGCAAATAAGGACGCAAATGTGATAATCGACCCAAATAATATTGCCGCACAATCACATACACCTTCGGTGGAAGAAAAAGTTGTTAAAAAAAGGGGAAGAAAACCAAAAGGTGGAAAAATTATTACACAAAAACTTGAAGAAAATAATAATAACAACGAAATACCAAATATTATTCTACATCTAAAGTGTTCACTTAATGATATTCATAATAAAACGAATGAAAAATCAAATAGTGGTGGTTTAGAAGAAAATCAAATTGAAAGTTATAATAACTCGACTCAATTGAAGGGGAGTGATATTTTTATTAAAAATATGCATTCAACTTCAATCGCAGAATCAAAAAATAATTCAAATACTACCGCTACTGCTACTACTGATGCACCTGTTCCTATATATAATGATAGTTTATCGCATTTGTTCAAAGTATATAATCCCGATATTTTGCCATCATCGGGCGCGACAAATAGTGATGTGAACATACAGACCACAGGCTCGACGATACATGCCAACACCAACGCAAACGTCAATATCAATGCCAACGCTAGTATACCAAGCTATTTGAGCAATGAAATACTGAATAATAGGTCGGGAATGTTCAATGGTGTGTATTCGCCAGATATTAACTTATATAATACAGAGTACGATAATGGCGACGACGAAGATGGTGTAATGGGTACGTGTAAAAATGAAAAAGAAATATGGCGAAAAATAAGTCAACTGAAAATCAGTTTTCACAAAAGCGATATATGTAAAAGTATTGGAGGGACACAACGGTCTGCGTGTTTTTGGTGTACATGTGAGTTTGACTCTCCTGCAATTTATATTCCCAAAACTTTAACAAAAGATGTATATAATGTATATGGATGCTTTTGTTCGCCGGAGTGTTCGGCGGCTTTTCTTATGAATGAAAATATTGATACGTCTACAAAGTTTGAAAGGTACCATCTATTGAATTTACTATATGGAAAAATATATAAATACGAAAAAAGCATCAAAATTGCACCGAATCCTTTTTACCTTCTTAATAAATTTTATGG